CACAACGGCAGGCACAACAGGCAAGGCTCTTATCGATTCAGGGGCAGCGGGTAATCCTTGGTCGACCGATCTTGCTACAGGGTACAGCGGGACGCAGGCGGGTAATATCTTAAATGAAGTGAAGGCCAAGACGGATACGATCACAGGCAACCAAACCATCAACGTTTACCCTGTTTCTGCGTCGACCCCTGAGAGAGTTGCAGGAACAACGATCACATACTACCGAAACGAAATCCGATCGGTATCGGTGGTTACTGACTTCACGCTGACCAGCCTTACTTTGAGCCTTACAATCGAGGACGCCGAAGGGACCGACCTACTGACTATTCCTAACGGCTCGATTACTCGATCAAACCAGACTTTTACCGTCTCGATCGGTACGGCCGTGACTGCGAGCGTGGGCAATAAGCGGTGGGCGTTGCGTGACATCACAGGCGGGACCAACAGCGTAATAGCAAGGGGCGTCTTTAGCGTCCAGGAGGCAGCAAGTGCCTAGGCTCTGCCGATGCGGAAAGATTGTTGCTGATCGATGCGAGTGCCAAGGCGGTGCTAGTACGCAACGCCGGGACACTACAGCCGAAGGGCATGGCACGGATCACAGGCGGGCATCAGAGCGGCATAGGGCAGAGCATCCATTGTGCGAACGGTGCGTAATGCTTTACGGGGCCATTGATGCAAAACCGAGTGAGGACATGCACCATATTCACAGCATCCGGAACGCTCCCCACTTGCGGATGGACGCAAACAACTGGCTTGCCGTTTGCGGCCCCTGCCATGAGGCCGTAGAGGGCCGAGAGCTAGAGGGCATGGAAGTCAAGGCTTGGTCGGTGCGCTCGTATAACGAAGCAATGGAGGCTTGCAGCGGGCTAAATCCGGGGGTACTCGAAAAGCTTACACCCTACGGCGTCGATCTGTCGAAATCGCTTCCGCGAGTATCTCCGTTTCTGTAAACTCAGACTAGAAAGGCTTGGATTTCATGGTAAAGGGCCGTAAGCCGCTTTCTAACGCGATTAAAGAAGCTTCGGGTGCGTTTGCTAAGCATCCTGAGCGACGCAACGCAGACGAGCCAAAACCGAAGCTAGGGAGGCCAAGGATTCCCGATGCTGTCGAGGCTGATCCGACTGCCAAATCTCGCTGGCACTGGGTTTGCGATCAATTGGCGTCCATGAACCTCCTGGCAGAGACAGATCAAGGCTTGATTGCCGGTTATTGCCTTGACTACTCAATGATGCTTTCGCTATGGGAGGTCATTAAGGGCGGCAACGTGGCAGACATGAACGGCAACGGCGGCGCGATTACCAGACCCGAAGCGAATCAGTTCCACAAGTTCGCAGACCGTATCCTAAAACGCGAGGCCGAGCTAGGCTTGACCCCTTCGAGCCGATCGAGACTTAAGGCCCCACAGACGGAAGAGGAAGACGAGTTTGCCCAGTGGCTAGCGAGGTCAACAAGTTGATCGCAGGTGGCATCCCGCTACGCGTCGAGGACTACTGCCAAGCCGTCGAGGACGGTTCAGTAGTCGCTTGCGATCGCGTCAAGGATGCAGTACTACGCTATCGGCTGGACATGCAGCGGCAATCTACGCCAGACTTCCCGTATTACTTCGACGCGGTTAAGGCAGCTAGCGTCTGCGAGTTCTTCCCGCTCATCCTCCGGCATTCGATCGGGGAATATGCGGGCAAGCCGCTAACCCTCGAGGATTGGCAGATTTTTGGGCTATGGAATATTTTTGGATGGCGGCGCGATGAGGATCGGACTAGGCGATTCCGAAAAGTCTATTGGTCGATGGCCCGGAAGAATGGCAAGACTACTTTCGTAGCAGGATTGAGCCACTACCTAGCGATGGCCGACATTGACCCGCGAACCGGCAAACCGGAAGCTATCGGCCAGATCCTTCTAACGGCTACCAAGAAAGAGCAGGCAAACATTGCATACGGCGAATGCGAACGCATGGTACAACAATCCAAGACCATGCAAACAAGGACCGACATTCGGAATGAAACGATCACGTACACGCACAACGGCAGCTATATCCGCAAGGTGTCCTCGGACAAACCCTTCGACGGATTGAACCCGCATTGCGTTGTCATGGACGAGGTTCACGCATGGGGCCAGCACCATCGGAAATTCTATGACACGATGGTGACGGGCAGCGGCTCACGTTCACAGCCTTTGCATGTAATTATCACAACCGCAGGGGACGACAAATCCGATCTTTGGTTGCAGGAATACAACTACGCTACAAACGTAGTTTCTGGCGTCAGCAAGGATGAAACCCTATTTGCTTTGATCTACGAACTAGACAAGAACGACGACTTCGAGGATGAATCGACCTGGATTAAGGCAAATCCAAACCTAGGTATTTCGGTCAAGCGGGAGTATCTTCGCGAGCAAGTAAACAAGTTTCGCCACACGGCAATCGGGCGGAATTTGCTCGATCGCTTTCACGGTAACCGAATCGTATCGTCGACCGAAAAAGCCTTCGACCTGGAGGATTTTGAGCGATGCGTGAAGCCTTACTCGGATTGGTCGCAGGCTGACGGCTACGGGGCCGGGGTCGACCTTGGAGCACGCGACGACTTAGCGGCGTACGCTCTTTGTGCTCGATTCCCGATCGACGTTACAGACGACGGGAAAACGATCTACCGCTACGAAATTCGCACCAAGGCTTACATAGCGGCGAACTGCAACCGCGACTTGACGGCGATGCCTTTTTCGCAATTCATTTTCGATGAGGAAATAATCAAGGCAACCTATCCAATCGAAGACCTTACCGAATCGCTATTGGCAGACCTTGAGGCCAACGACATTGGGACGGCGGCGTATGATCCATACAACGGGCAGCAACTCGGAGAGAGGCTAACTAAGGCGGGCGTTGTCGCGGCTCGAATGGCGCAGAACCAAGCCAACTTCAATGAAGCTATTCGCGATTTTATCGACTTGATGAAAAACGGGCGTCTGGTATTTGCCGACTCGAAGCTACTACGCTGGTGCGCGAATAACGCTATAATTGCCAAGGATCGGCAAGACAGATGGATGTTTGACAAGGCGAAATCGAAAGACAAGATCGACCCCATCGTTGCGGCGGTTATGGCTTATCGAATCGCAAGCCTACAGCCTGAGCGATCAACCGGGAAACTTTACGTAATCTAAGGAATGGCTTATGGACATGCTTTCTCGATTGGTTCAATGGGCCGGGTTCGGCTGGGATGTTAATCCGGCTAGGGTAGGCATTAAGGATGCGATGGGCATACCTCCGGCGTTTTTTGCTCACAACAAGCTTACCGGGGACTTCGCTAGACTACCGATCGACGTAAAAAAGGTTGTCGGCAAAGGAGCTGAAAACGACTTGAAGCACGATGGCTACAGGCTACTGAGGAAACAACCGAACAAGATCCAAAGCCCAACGGTCTTCAAGCAGCAAATCCTTAGTCACGCAATCATGCGGGGCAATGGCAGAGCGGCTATCATTCGCAATGGCGCTGGCATCGAGGAATTGATTCCTATGATGCCCGAAAGAACCTGGACCGTAATCTATGAAGGCTTGAAGTATCACGCCTACAAGCCCGAAGACCAAAACAAAACCGAGTTATTTGACGCCCATGACGCCGATGAAAACGGCTACATCGTTTTTCGAGACTCGGACGTTTTGCACATTAGCGGCTTTTCCTGGAATGGCGTCGACGGGCTAGGATTGCTCGACCTTGCCAACGTCGTTTTCAGCACATCGAAAGAGGCGATAAAGTTTCAGAATCAGCAAATCGCTAAAGGGTTTCGGGCCAAGCTATTCCTAGAAGCCCCTCCGGCAATGTTTCGCAATGACACAGACGCGAAAAAGTTTATCGATGCGTTCAATGCGGCTGAGGCTGGTTCGGACAACGCTGGCAAGGCTGGATTGCTACGCGAAGGCATTAAGGCTAACGCGGTTTCAATGTCCAATTCAGACGCTCAATTCGTTGCCTTGCAACAGTTCAACCAAACAGCGATCGGGATGCTCTTTGGCCTTGAGGGAATGCCGGGCGATGGCGAAACGGATTCGTACAATTCCAGAGAGCAAACGCAGATAGCTTACCTTCAATGTTTGGATCGATGGCTAGTCCAGTTCGAGGAGCAATGCGATATGAAGCTCTTGACGCCAACGGAAATTCGGCTGAACAAAGCGTACTTCAAATTCAATACCGGGGCGATTTTGCGAACCGCACTCAAGGAAACGATCGACGCCTTTTCTGTTGCTGTTTCGTCGCGGATTATGAACCCGAACGAATGCCGATCCAAGCTTGACTTGAACCCATACGAAGGCGGCGAAGAATTTATCAACCCGAATATCCAGCGATCGGGTGACAATCCAGAGCCCGAACCCGAAGACACGCCAGAAGACGACCAAGAGGACACCCAAGAGCAAGCTCGAAACGATCGAGCCGTCGAGCAAATGCTGCGGGGCTTAATCAAGACCGAAGGAAACAACGCAATCAACGCATCCGGAAAGGCTCAGTTTGTCGCTTGGATCAGCAAAAAGTACCCGCAATGGGAGGCGAAACTAGCCGACAAGATCGAAGCGATCGGGCTCGACCGCGACCTAGCAAGGCTTCACTGCCAGGAATCAACGCGAATCCTAGCTGGGCTAGCGGCCAAATACGGCGGTGAATCGCTTCAAAAAGCCGTTGAAACTGAGGTTAAAACGTGGGAAAATCGC